ACATTATTGACCTAGACGCCTACCGCACCCGGCGAGTGCGGGTACCAATACATATTCGGGAAGCGCTACCCACCCCTAAGGACGCAGAAGAAGCACTCAATGAAGTCGCCCGACACCTGTTGATGGCTGTACGCGTCATCACGGCCCGCAAGAACTGACCAACAAGTCCCGCCCCACCGGCCCGCCTCGCGCGGGCTTTTTTGTCGTCTAGGTATTCGCCATACCTAAAAACTCCTTGACGTTAGATTTAGGTGCGCCTAAGATTCTACTCACAGCAGCACACAAACAAACCCTGTGAGGCACGTCATGAACTCAGAAATCAACGCAGCAACGCGCAAGTGGCAAGGCGGCGAAAAGGTCGTGATCGGCCAGATGTCTTGCATCAACCATCACAAGTACATTGGCCTCACGGGAACGGTTGACTTCGAATACGACACGCTCGTCTACGTGCTGGTCCGCGCCAAGGGACAGCGTACAGACCGCAGCATCTGCATTCATCGCGACAGCCTTACCCTGGCTCACTGAGAGGCCCGACCATGCAAACCCACTCGTACGTCAATCTGCGGCACGGAGTCTTGCACAGCTCCGATTACCGCTGCCGCAATGGGCACCTGGTGCATTGCTACTTCACGACGATCTTTTACGACGACATTTGCTGGGGCTGAGGAGAACAACATGACTTGTACTTGTGTGCGCGACAACGAAGCGCGAATTGCCAAGCACTACAGCGAGCGCCTTGGAACTGCCGCAGAAGCATCGGCGAAGAACATCGCTTTCACGCTGGATGGTGGAGAACGCCCCTTCATCGTTTATACGGTACGCGCCGACAAGACGGGTTGGAAGAAAGGGAAAGACACGAACATGTTTTTCAACTTTTGCCCCTTCTGCGGAGAGAAGTCAGGAGATCTGACATGAGCACACCTACCCTCGTATCCGGCCGCCGCATGCTTCGCAATGCTGACTGGCTTTGGGATCGGGAACTAGAAGCCCGAGATAACGCAGCATGCGCCTCAGAAGATCGGCGCAACGAAATAGCTGCCGCGGTGACGTTCCGGGACCTGATCGAAGAACTGGCCGAGTTCACTGAGCCGCGCGGCGAAGAGTTCATGAAGGGCTATCGGAACGGAATGACACCTGGCAAGCACGTCATGTATGTACTGGTCGATCAGGCTTTCGAGCGGATTGTCGAGCGCCGGCTCGCGGGGGGGTGAGTGATGGAAATCAGCCTAAGCAAGGTCATCGAAGCCATGTCCGCGCTCAACGTGACTGCAGATCACCTGATTAAAACGCATGGCGAAGATCAGGTTGCAGTGATGCTTGCAGCGGAGTGCATCAAGTCTGCTGCCGCGCTTCGTGCAGCGATGCACATGGCAGACCTTCAGAACGCACAAGTTACGGGAGCACTGCAATGAGCGAGATCAAGCATACGCCGGGGCCGTGGTTCGCCATAGAGAACTGCTGTTTTTGGGAGATTCGTACATCCGAGTTTGAATACGGCGGAGAACAGATTGGCGACGCATGCGCCTCAGGGTTCATTGGTGGCGCGGAGGATAACCCCGTAGAAGTTGCCAATGCCCGACTTATGGCTGCCGCGCCGGAACTACTTGAGGCGCTTGAAGCGATGCTCGCGATCTATCCATATCCCGATAACGACACGACTGATGCTGCGAAACGTGCAATCGCCAAAGCCACCGGGAGCCAATCATGAGCGAGATCAAAGACGGTGGGCCGGCGTTTCCGGTAAGCACTCGGTCGGCAGGCGAGCCCCATGAGGGCGCGTATGGGCATCAGGACGACTACGACACTTGGCAGTTCGGCGGACTGACCATGCGTGACTATTTCGCCGCGAAGGTAATGGACCAAGCGCTCTGTATAAACCCGATGGAGTGCTACATGCAAGGTGAAGGCTCGCTGTCTGGAACAGAGTATCTGGACAGCGCTGCGAAGGTCGCATACGCAATCGCCGATGCCATGATCCGCGCCAGGAGCCAATCATGATCGCCTTCGGAATCGTAGTTCTGGCTGTGCAGCTCGCGTGCTGGACGTTCTTTCGTGTCGGAGGTGCAGGGTGATAACGCTACATCGTAAGCGCGAAAGGCGCGAGCGCAGCGAACCGACCTTTTCGGATCTGACGCTGGCGTACAGCGCGGGTTTCTGGACAGCGGCGCTTCTGGCTTTGTTACTCGTCACGATCTGGAGGTAGTCATGCGCGCTGCGATTGACTGGTCGATAGCGATCGCATTCGGGCTGCTGCTCGGATGGATGGCAGCACAGGGGCTTTGAAATGAGTGAAGAGAAGAAAGTCGAGCAGGGCGAGCGCGGGGCGTTTGAAGCACACATTCGCGACAAGTGCGAAAGCGAGGAATACGCCTTTCTGTGTTTGCACCGAAATAGCGTTGGACTGTATCCGACTACATGGGTTCAATCGGAGTGGGAAGGCTGGATGGCCCACGCCGCATCAACTTCCGCCAATGTGGCGCAGGGTGCGGTGGCGGTGTGCGAGCGAATCGCGCGTGCTCTGCACTACCCGGCATGTTGGGACACCGCTTCATATCCGACGCTTGAAAGCGCGGCATGGGAGGCAATTGCGTGCGCCAAGCTCGGATGCAGCACGTGCGGAGAATCTAAGTGAAACGCCTGGCTAAAAACATCGCGCAGCTCGTCGGCCTCTGGATTCTGCTTGGCGTTGTGTTATCGGCGGCAGTCCTCGCAGTGCCCGATGACCCTCCAAGTGTGGACGCGGCGATGCACGGGAGGGTGACGTGATAGACGACGGGCCCGACTGGTGGATGCAGGAGCAGGTTTTAGAAGAATTATGGTGGCACGAACAACGAAACGGAGCACGAAATGGAAACGCAAAAGACAGGCCTTCAGAAACTGCGCGAGCCTTTTCCGCCGCATCAGATCAGCACGCTTCCGAAGCCATACAAAAAGGATTCGCCGAAGAGTAAATGCAACATCTGCGGCGGCTTTCACGGACAGCCGGCCGTTCATCTGGATTACGTCGGCCATGCCGCTCTCACGGATCGTCTGCTCGACTGCGACGAAAACTGGACATGGGAGCCTGTCGCGTTCGGCGCTGACGGCTTGCCATTGCTCGACCAGTTCGGCGGCATGTGGATTCGCCTGACGGTCTGCGGCGTGACTCGTCTAGGGTACGGCGATGCTCAAGGCAAGACCGGACCGGACGCCATGAAGGAACGTATTGGCGACGCGCTACGGAACGCTGCAATGCGCTTTGGGGCCGCACTGGACCTCTGGCACAAGGGCGATCTGCACAAGGACGAAGAGCCCGAGCAACCCGAGGAAATCACGAAGCAGCATATGGAAGGCTTCGTTGCCGACATCAACAAGTGCGCGACGATCGAAGACCTTCTTGCAACGGGCGATGTGATCGGGGCGAAACCTCTTTCTGAATTGCAGCGCGCGGAAATCGCTGCAGTGTACAGCAAGCGTAAGAGAGAGATCAAGAACCTGGTGGCCGCATGATGGACCTCGCCAAAGTAGATCCTTCGCTTATAGAGGCGCGCGGCAAGTACGCGACCGTCAATGGTGCCTACAAGGACACGATGGAAGCCATGCAGAAGTCGGCGCAGAAAGCATGCGATTTGATCCGTATGGCTTTGCAGGACGAGATCAACCGCAAGAACCATATCGCCCAGGCCGAAATGGCCATCGACATTCTGGCCGGGATGATCGAGGAAGCCGACGATCTTCTCGCGCAGAAGAACGAACTTTATCCGCCCGCTTGGGGAGGTTGACATGCCGACATTCACACTTCGCGACCCGGAACACGCCCGCAAGATGATCGCCTTCATCAAGGACAACGCAGGCGAACAGGCGCGCATCGGGCAGCCGCTGGTCGTCACGGTGGAGGCGTACCAGGCCAAGAGATCGGGCGAGCAGAACCGCAGGCTCTGGGCAATTTTGAGCGATGTCGCTGAGCAGGCTGTCGTGGATGGCAAGCGCTTCAGCAAGGAAGCGTGGTTTGAGTATTTCAAAGGCCAGTTTGCGCCGAAGCAGGAAGGCCCTAACGGTCTCGTCGCAGTCAGCACTACCCAGATGACCAAGCAGCAGTTCGCCGACTTCATGACGCGCGTAGAAGTCGCCGCGGTGCAGACGCTGGGCGTGGAACTTCTGGAAGTGTAACCCCCGAACCGCGCAGACAGCGCGGCGTGCTTAGGGCGGCTAGTAACTAGCGCCCGTTAGTCTGGCAGATAACCGATCCACCCTTTTCTGGACACCTGAGATGCCGACCCACGTAACGAACAAGATCAAAGCACCGAGCCATGTTATTGCCGCCCTGCTGAACGACGAAGGTAACGTCG